CACTTAGTTTAGTATCGTCAATAATTCCAAGTAGCGATAAAGTAATTAACAGAGCTAAAGATATAATAACATCAATTAAAGATTATGCTGGAAGTGCTGTAGGTTCGGTAATAAATACTGCTAAATCTATGTATAATAGGAATATCTCCAGAGCAGCTGGAGTTACTGAGTCACTTTTAAAAAGCAGACTCTAGACATAAATAATATAGTAAATTAATTTAAATCTAGATCTAGTAGACTTAGAGAATTTCTTAGGATTTATAGGAAGATATTTAGTATTTATAAGCCATTTGAGTGTATATTAAATTATGATTGACTATACTAAACTAAGTGAAAAGCAGTTAAGGGTGTATCTAAAGTCCGCTTTACTGGCAATTGGTATACCTGCTAATCTGTATGATAAATCAATAATTGATAATGTATACTCAGAAATTAATCCTGAATATAAATATGATGAAGATCCTATTACTTCAATCAAAGTAATATTATCCGGTCGGACGGGGATGGGATTATCTGTGTTAGACTATGTATCTCTAATTGATCGACTTGATGAAGAAGTACTAGTTATATCAGATTATGAAAAATTTAAAGAAGGTCAAAAGTTAGTTATAGTATCTACTGATAAGAGAAAGTTAAATCTGTTAATATCTAACGTGGGAGTAGTTCAAAGTGACTGGTCTCATCCGTATATACGATATGCAAAAGTAATATAACTATGATACCTTTAATTGATGTATCGTTTACTAAATTTCTTAAAACTAACTTTCCAGACTATTCAGTAGTATTTGCTCCAAATGAACTAGCTAGAAAAAGAATATCTACAGAGGTAAGTCAAGAAACTACCAATCTTCCAGGATTATCTATATGGAGAACTGGTATCGAATACGATATGAGTCGTATTAATCGGCCTACTGAACACGATGGACACTTTAAAAAGTATACTAATGTATTAGGTACTTTATACGCAAAAACTCATACTTACCGTAAGAAATATGTATCTATTTCTTATGAGGTCTCTTCATTTTCTTACAAATTAACTGAGCGAAATGATATTGAAAGAATCTTAGCTTTTCTAGATATATACCAGACTATTCAATTTAGAGTTGAATCTATGGATTATTATATGACATTTGTATCGTCGGCTCCTTCTTATTCATATGAGTTGGAAGATCGTAACGATAAGATAAGATATTATTCTCTTACTCAAAATTATACAGTTTATGGATTCTGGGTATTGGGTAAAGAATTTAATACTATATTAAAGGTAATATCGAATATTTATGAAATAATGAGTTCTGGAGATCCAGTTTCAACTGAATTATTAGATACTATTACGATTATACCTGCTTAAATTTAGATACTATCATCTCTACGTAGAGAAATTAATCCTGAGGAATAACTTATGTACAAATTAAATAAAGGGGATTTATAATGGCATATCACGTATCTCCCGGTGTGTTTTGGCGCGAAATCGATCTTAGTAACTACATTCCAACCTTATCTTCAACTCAAGTAGGTATAGTTACAACTGCTACTAAAGGTCCGATAAATGATAAAGAGTTAATTACCAATAAAGATCAACTAGTAAAAATGTTTGGTTACCCATCCATGCCTCATTATGGTCTATATGCTGCCTTACAGTATTTAGAAGAGGGTAATCAATGTTGGATAATTAGAGCTGAATCAGAAGCTAGTCCATGCACATATGCGACTGTAGATTTAGTGGATATTCATGGAGACCCAATAGTATTTAGATCATTGACTCCAGGTACTTTTTATAACACAATGAATATAGAGGTTGATCACGCATCTCCATCTAGACATATTGGTTATGATTATGATTTAGCTTTAGCTACAGGTGATGTTGATGGACCATGGTCGATTACTGTAGATGTTGGAAAAGAAATTTTAGTTCCCGAAACTTTTACACTATCTATTGACGGTACTGTAGCAGTAAAAGATAACGGACTTGGAGTATTAATACCAGCTGTTATTGGTAATGGTTACTCAGGTACTATTAATTATAAAGAGGGAACAGCAGTTCTAACCTCAACCATAGTTGATATTAGAACTAAAGTAGCTACTATTAAAACTATGTTTAATACATCATTTACATTAATAGTCTACAAAACTATTGAACGTAAACGTTATGTATTAGAAGAGTTCAAAAATCTATCATTAGACTTAGATAACGAGAAGTATTATAAAAATGTAATTAAAAAGTCATTTATTTTTGATACCTTCGATACTGAAGTAATTCCTGCAAGTGGAAGTTATCCATTTAGTGGAGGTAGTGATGGTCTTGAAAATATAGATGCTTCAGATTATATTGGTACTTATTTAGGTAATAAGAAGACTGGACTGCAGATTTTTGGAAGCCCGGATGAAATTGACTTAAATGCTATAGCTATTCCAGGCATTAGCAATGATGCTGTAGTTCAAGCACTGGTATCAATGGCTGAGACTCGAAAAGATTGTATAGCTCTATTAGACTGCCCTGCTGGATTTACTCCAGAGGATGTAGCAGACTGGGCTAATGGTATAAATGAGTTTAGTGACCGTAATGCAGTTAATTCAAGTTACGCAGCTATATACTATCCATGGGTAAAGATGTTGGATACGTATAATGACAAAGAAATTTTTGTACCACCGTCAGGATTTGTAATGGCTGCATTTGCTGCGGTTGATAGAACTTATGATGTATGGTGGGCTCCAGCAGGTCACAATGTAGGTCCTATTAAGAACACCATTGGAGTTGAAAGGTCATTAACTCGTGGTGAGATGGATTTTCTATATGAAAATCGGATTAATCCAGTAGTTAATCCTAGTCACCAAGGTATAATGTTATACGGTCAAAAGACTACTCAAATTTACGCAACTGCTAGAGATCGTATTAACGTACGTAGATTATTAATTTATATTGAAAAAGTTATAACTACTTCAATGATGCCATTTGTATTTAAGCCTGCTCATAATCATACTTATAAGCAAGTAACAGATATGATTCAACCTTATCTTGATGGTTTAGTTGGACGTGGAGCATTATACGAAGGAGTATGCGTATGTAATGACGTAATTAATACTCCGGAAGTTATAAATCGTAACGAAATGATAGTCAATATATTCCTAAAACCAGTAAAATCTGCTGAAATTATTACTCTTAATTTTGTTATAGTAGAGACTGGAGCTAATATTCAAGAGTTAACTGGTCGCCAATTTTCTTAATTAAGGAGTAATAATTATGCCTACTATGAGTTTGCCTTATAAAATAGTTAGTGAAGGGGTATTAGCAGGAGAGCCTATTCGCAATAACAATTGGGAAGTAATTATAGCTAAGCTTCCTAATATACTAATGAATGTTAAAACGATGCCGTTACCTAACTATTCATCTAGTCCTATTGAAATTTATCATTTTAATGAGAAATTAAAGGTAGCAGGGGCTATTGACTTACCTTCATTAACATTGGAAGTTTATGATACTGTTCAACCTGAGATATTTCAACAAATTTGGGATTGGTGGACTGAGGTATATGATTGCAGAACTGGTCAAGTAGGATATGCAGAAACTTATAAATGTAAGGGAACTTTAACTCAGTATACATCAAAAGGAGATAAAGTAAGAGACTGGGATTTAATAGGATTATGGCCAGTAAATGTTAACCCTGGATCACTAGATTATAGCTCTGCTGACCCAGTTAGCGTATCGATTGAGCTATCTATTGACAAAGCAATTCCATTAATAAGTCGCAGCGGTGGCGGTGACTAAGAGGATTAAATAGTTATGAGTTCATTTATTATTAAAGATACAGTATTTGAATTACCAAGTCAGGGTAAATGTTATACTGACTTTAAGTTGATCACTGAAGATAGCGTTAGAATTAGACCCTTTATTGCAGCAGACCAAAAAGTCTTAGCTGGCTCAGGGAGCGATCCCTATAAAATTTATCATAATATATTATCTAAGATATTAGTTGAGCCTAAAGGTCTTGATTATGACAAATTGTTATTGAGCGATGTTAATGCAATATTGTTTGCAGTTCGTATTATGACTTATGGTGCAGAATATGGAGTTGAATATAAATGTCCTAGCTGCGGAGCTCAGAATAATGTTAAGTTAAGTCTAATGGATGTAGATGTAGTTTATGCAAATGAATTAGATGATTTCTCGTTCACTCATGAATTAATAATTCCAAAAGGCGATACAATAACATTTCATCTACCTACTTTAGAAGATGAAAAACTGGCTGCTCAAGCAGTAACTGCAATTAAAAAGAGAACTGGAAGCATAGATAATTATGAAATTGAAAAGTCTTTTGCTAGAAATGCCAGTTTAATAGATGAAATAAATGGTGAAAAAGTAATACATACAATTAAGAAAATAGAGTATCTTAATAACATGCCGGCTAATGTTTATAATGACTTTATTGAATTAATATCTTCTAAGGATGTTGGTATCTCACCTACCGTAGATATTGAATGTCCTAGTTGCCAATGGGTAGATGATGTTAGATTAGGGATTACAGCGGAGTTTTTTCGTCCCAAATCCAAGAGAACTTGACTATATTTATGAAGTTCAATTTTGGTTAACATATGTTGGTAGATTTTCTTGGATGGATACCGAACATATGACTCATATAGAGCGAGAAGTATTTATACGTAAGCTAATTGACCAGAAACAAAAAGAGCATGATGAAATGGAAAAGGCTAAAGCTGAGGCAAAAGCTAAATCAAGTTCATCTCATAAACCATCTAGACGTAGGTAGATTTAAATGCTAGAAGATGTTAAATTAGTCAAATTAATTACTACTGAAATAGTTATAGCAAAAATTAAAGATATGTCGGACCATGATAAAATATTATTAGTAAGTCCATATGTATTAATACCGTCGAGAGATGGATTAGCTATTGCAAATTGGCTACCTTTTTGTGATAATAACTCGGTTGAAATTAATCTCAGTCATGTGTTATTTATATCAACTCCCGTCGATGATATATGTACTCAATATCGACAAGCTACTAGTGATATTATAATACCTAAAATTAACCCTAAATTCCAGACTAACT